TGTAATATACTCGTATCCATATAACTCATCTATTAAATGTGTTGAGCTTCTATCTACACATATACCGAAGTTTTGTAATACACCCAAACCAAAGCGAATTGAATCAGGTCCTTTCTTGACCGGTTTAATGTTAAATCCACTTCTATAAATTTCTTCTATTAATCGTGGCTCTGCACTATCGGCCCATATCTCTGTATCTTTACCAATATTAAATCCTTTTAGTTTCTTAATTATATCTTGTGTTGTCAATCCTCTATCATACATCAACTCTCTTACATACAACATATCGTGATGTCTATGAACTGCAACTAAAGCAGTTGGGTCTTGCGAATATCCAAAGTCAAGACCAAACCCTACTAAATCGTGTATTGGTATATCATCTACTATTTGGAAGTTTTGGAATACTGCTTTTTCATTTACAGTATATTCACCTAAACCATAGATTTGCCAATACTTAGGATTCTTTTTCTGTAATGCTTCTATCTCCTTTACCATCTCATATGGTAGATAAGGATTATCTTTGTAGGTTGTCTTAAATATTTCTACATCATCCATATTACGCAAGAAGTGATATGGTGAAACAGTTGGGTTATATGCTAAGATTATCTCTCCACTTGTTCTTATACTCAATTGGAAGTAAGATTCTTCGTGTTGCTCTGATGCTTCATCAATAAATAAAATATCCGATTTAACACCTCTTAATTTCTCTGCATCATCTGTATTAACAAAAGAGATTAAACTACCGTTAGACAACGAATAAACCCTATCAGAGATGTTGTATGCTTCGTTAGACCAGATACCAATCTCTTGCATTATCTCTTTAAAATCTTTTATCACACTTCTTTTAAGTGAAGGAACTGTTCTACGAACCACAGTTATGTTCTGTGGTTCTTGTAATGCTTTTACTATAAGATATTGTAATATTGCGTAAGTCTTACCACTTCTTGTTCCTCCAACATGATGTGTAATTCTTTTTTGAGCTCCTAAAAGATTCTCAAATGTAATCGTGGTGTTTATATCTACATTCATTCTTCTGAGCCTGATTTATTTATGTTCACAGTTATTTGCTGTATCTTCTGTTCTATTTCACCTTTTACCTCAACTCTTTGTTGTTTAGGTATAATGTATTCTAATATCTTAAGATATAACTCTGCTGCTCGTACTGGGTCTTTCTTACGAATCTCTTGTAAATCTTTCTTAAGATTATCTAATCCCTCATCTGCAATACGAGCAAGAGTTAGTTTAGCCATTTCTGTTGAACGATTGATTGCTCCTTTTGGACGGCCTTTACTTAATTTATTACCTACTTGGAATGGCATGTTTATCTATGTTATTTATACATTATAACAATCCTAATCGTTGTTGTATTATATGGTAGTATTCTTTGTTAATCTCACTACCAAGATAATTTCTTTCTAATTCTTCACATACCTTTGGTGTTGTTCCACTACCTGTAAATGGGTCATATACTAAATCACCTTTGTTACTCCAAGATATAACATTATCTTTTACTAACTCAGATGGAAAGATTGCAGGATGTTTATATGCTATCTCATCTTCTTGTCCATTCTTACTTGTCTTATACTTCCATATATTATATCTCATACCGAACTCGTTGACAATCTTTCTTTTTCTTTCTTTCATACTACCATCTTTCTGTCTTGATGTATTCTTACCCCATGAACCTATCTGACCTGCAGTAATATTCTTTCTATCTACAATAGGATTAAATGTCTTTGGTTTACCTTTACTAAAAATAAACATATATTCAAATATTTGATGATAACGATTTGAGGATGGATTAGAGAAGTTATTTTTCTGATATATCATTGTATCATGTATGTTAAATCCTATCTCCTTAAAATACAATGCTTGTTTAAATGAAGAGCCACTCTCACTACCTTTGTTTGTAGAATCACCAACAACCCATACAACTACACCACCTTGTTTGATAACACGATGTAATTCTTTTGCGATTGGTTTAAATATCTCAAAGTTCCAATCACTTGTTCCATTGTATGTTCTTAGATTATCGTAAGGTGGTGAAGTAACAACTAAATCAACACAGTTAGAATCTAACCTACCCATTGTCTCTAAACAATCTTCATTGAAAACTTTATTCATTTTCTTTTGACCATTTAACTCTGCGTTGTTCTTCTCTTATCGCTTGTTGTTTTTGTTTTCTTTTCTTTGTTGTAGGTTTTGTAAAGTATTGTCTTTCTTTTAATTCAAACAGATGTTCTGATTGTCTTACCTTTCTCTTAAAGATTGCTAATGCCTTTTTAAAATTACCATTCTTTACTTTTACCGAAACTTTCTTTGGGTGCTTACTCATTTTATTTGTATTGTTCTATTATTTTATAAGCTTTCTTTAAATTATGTACCTTTGGCCATAAATCAGGTCCTATTGGAATCTCATCTTCTAATTCTATATTCTCAATAGATTTTATTTCTGCATTTAAAGCTAATAATATTGTTTCTATTCTACCATTCATACTTTTTTTATTTAGTTAAACTCATATATCTATATATATTTATTTATAAAAACTTACTACCATTTAATCTACCTCTTGCTTTTCTTTCCATTATTTCTTTATCCTGTTCTGATAAAGCATCCCAATAAAACTTTTGGAACCAACCATTTGGTTTAAACATTAAATCGGCAATCTGTTTTAAATACTTTTTATATCTTTCGTGGTCTTGTTGTGTGTATTTCCTTGCATTCTTAGCAGGATGACCTGCTCTATCTCTCCAAAATAAATCTTCATACTTTTCTCTTATTTTATCTCTTTGTTTTGCGTATTTTAGGAAGTATTTGTTTTGTTTGTAATTATACTGAAAATCTCTACTGCTCATCTTCTTTATTTTTATCAAATGGATTATCTATTTTATTTTGTAAGTAATCTTTTATTTTTTTAATGTTTAGGAATGTGGTAGATTTACTAATACCAATTTTTTTACTTAACTCTTCCATTGTTACATCAGAGAATGCATATAGTTCATATATCCTTGCACTACTCCAAAGCTTTGTGGTCTTTAGATTATCTAACTCTTTCTTAATACTATCGTATGCATGTTGTAATTTCTTATCTTCCTCTATATCATAGACATTATCTTTTCTATCTTTCCATTCACTTACATAAGTTGTCTTGTTTTCTCGTTTGATGAAGTTTATAAATCGTGAAGATATAAAGTTATAACAATACAATAAATTAAAAGAATCATTAAAATATAATTTAGGATTTTGTTTTTCACCAAGATACAAGTAAAGTTCTTGCACTAAATCCTTAGATATGTTTAAATCTTTAGATTGATTATATGCAACTGCAATCAACCAGTCGTGATGGTTGTTATACAATACACCTAATCTTCTTGATGTTTCTTCTAATGAACCACTATCTATCATTCTCATTTACAAAAGATTTTATTTCATCCACTGCCTTTCTCCATAATCTACCAGAACTTCCGCAGGAACAAGGTTGTGGTTCACGAGAACCTGTGATATCCTTGTAAGTATTCCACACCCATTGTGCCATACTCTCAGGTATCATTGTTGTAATTGAGTTAATTTTTTCTTTAATTTCTTTTATCTGTTCTTCAGTATGTTTTACCATAATTTAATATCCTTGCAATTACCATTATACTCTTTGTCGGTCAATCTATTCAACCATTCTTTTCTCTCACAACACCCACATGATTGGAATCCCAATAAATCTACTGCAATAAATGTTGATAATCTTTTACCATATCCAAGTGTAATGACATGAATTAGAGCTTCTACATAATCACCTATCTTTATATGTTTCATTTTTTTTCTTTCTTTGGATTATATGTGTTACAAAGTTCATAACCATCTTTTCTGAATCTGTTTATCCAAAACTGTTCTATCGTCAACTGTCTCACCCTACCACCATTCGTTTCCTCTATTATATAAGTATTCTCTTTCAGAAAATCTCGTAATGCTTCATAAGTTGTAAACATCTTATCCCATTCTGCGTGTAATAAAGGTATAGTTCTATCTCTATGTCCTTCTCTATATCTTCTATAATCTTGAACATGTCTTGCTAATCTTACATTCAATAATGCTTTTGTAGAACCAATATAAACTTTACCATTAGGTAAAAGCATCTTGTATATCTTTATTGATTTATCTGCAGCCAAATAGTGTGATATATATTCCCATTTAGTTTTATCTGAGAAATATCCATGTTCATATGACCAGTATTCTTTGTTTTCACTTCTGTATTTATCGTTATCTTTTTTGTTACACGATTTACATTTACTTTGGTAGCCTGTTTTTCTTGCTTTACATTTAGAAAAATCTGAGGTTGGTAATGATTCATCACAACCGTTACATATTAATTTATTCATAATTTATTTATTTACCTACATTCCAAAAGAGTGCACCTTCACTTGCGTATTCTTTTATAAGAGGCCATGCTTTACTATCATAATGTAAAGAACTTGGAAAAGGTGGTCTATCTATTTCTTTACACTCATCTTGGAATTTATATTTGGAATAATAGCATTGTGCTCTTCCCTTTTCTCTCTTTGTTGTATTATGTCCTATCTGAACACCATATATCTTTTCATCAGGCCAAGCAAGTTGTAATCCTCTTGAAAGAACACCACTACTAATAACTGTCCATACTTCTTTTGGTGGTTCTATATCTAATGATAACGCAACATTCTTTATTGCTTCTATTATAATAGGATGGTCACCTCCAAATGGTATCAGTTGAGCACCTGGTGTATCTAATACATACTCTCTTGCTTTTTTCTGTATGACTGACAAATAACCCATAGGAACCTCAATTACATTACAACCTAATCTAATACTCTCATCTGTCAACCAAGTGTGTTGACCTTTAGGTACAGTTACAGTTGCTCTCTTTCCTAAATCGTTACATGCATGAGTTAATGACAATTGGGCATAACCTTGTCTCGGTGATGCATAAACCCATTCTTCTACATGAGGAAATGATTCTACATATACATTGAATGCTCTTCTCTTTGTTCCACCTTCCAATAAATCATCTCTGACAACTTTGATTCCTTGGTGTTCTTGTATTATAGGTTTTGGCAAATTTATAGATGAAGTTCCTACTGAGTTATAATCAAAGAAATTTAAATGTTTCATAAATTTAAGTGTTCTTCTATTCTTTTAATTCTTCTTTCCAATCTTTCTACTACTGATGAAAACTCTATTTTTCTATTCTCATAGTGCAGTTCATCGATAATAGAGCGAAGTGTCTCAATCTTATCTGTATTCTTTTTTGAGTCTTTCATACGCAGTTTTTAGCATTGGTATTCTACTTTTATACTGAGAATACAATTGATATTTTAATTTTTTATTTTTTATTGGTTTGATTATAGTTTGATAATCTTCTGGTGTTAGATAGTGCCACATAGCTTTACCATTTATTTTTATTTCTTATTTTTTTCTCTTCTTTTATAAACCACTGTTTTAATTCTTCTTCTGAGGTTGGAATATCTTTTAAATAATTTTTTTCAGTAAAAAAAGATTTACCTTTTACTACTGCTTTACCTTTTATATTTCTATAATAATGTTTTTTACTCATAATATATTTTATACAAATATACGAAAAATATTTGATATATACAAGAAATTTAACAAAAAGTTTTCAACCTCGTCCTTCACAACTTGATACAGTAAACCCATTAGGTAGCATCCTTGTTTTTCTCAGTATGGTTATGGGTATCGTTTCCCATAATGACGGTTAGATTGAGTTTGGTTAGACAGCTTCCCCATAGTAGAGAGTTCAGGTATTAAACTGAATTGTCCTCAGATTCTAACTACTCACGGCCCCTTGATATTGGTTGGTCAACTAATAAGCGATGAGTACGATTATTTAATGTTAAATGATTAAAGTTTACTACTCTTACATCTATAAATATAAGAAAAAAAATAAAACGAAAAAAATATAGAAAAAAGTTATTAACAGGTAGGCATAAGAAAACCGCTTAGGTGTAAGAACAGTATAATTGGAAATGTATCTGAAAGGTCTAAGCGGCTTCTATTGAGTATAATTGAATATATCCAAGGATAAGATGAATGGCTATAAACACCTTAATAAAATATATTCATATATATAACAACCCAATTAGAATTTGTCTAATCGTATTCCTTTAAAATTATATCCTCGATTTAATCCTTTGTAATAGTTCTCGTGGGGTTTATACCAATCGTATCTCCATAACTGCGGTGCAATCTGTTTTACTTCATCTGCTTTGTAAATAGAATGATATACACCACTATGCATTTCTTTGTAAAATTCTTTATCAGGTCTTATCTTATAGAAAGGTTTAAATGGTTTAGAATACCATTCAGATATAAATGCTATATCAATTAGTAGATTGTGTTCAAATCCCTTCGTAATACACTCTGTAAAGAGTTCTGAGAGAGTTTCTAATGGTGGTTGATGTTTATATACCATTACATCTACATCCCATGTAGGAGAGTGCTTTTCAACCACATTACCGACAAGATATAAAGGTATATCAGTATCAAGAGAACGATACCACTTTCTAATTGTTTCATCTTTGGGTCTGTTCCATGCTTGGTATGTTTCTATACCACCCCATTTGCAAAAAAACTTCATAACATTTTGTATATTATTATAACAAATAAATTAAAAAAAAATGAAAAAAAAGTGTTAAAAAATTTGGAAATCTCGGCTTTTTTTCGTATATTTACTATGTAAATGATTGATAATATAAAACTTAAAAAAATGAAAAATTTAGAAAAATTATTAGAAAGCAAACTTATTAAGGATTATTACTATATTCCTTTATCTGACTTAGGTTACGAAGATGAAGAAGGTGATAGATTAGTTGTAAACATAAATACAACTGATGATTTTAATACTGACTTTGCTAACTGTGAAACTATTGAAAAAGAATTAGAAAAGCATGGTTGGTATATGGAGTATAGAGAATTACCTGAAATGGGCTTTGAAAAATAATTGAAAAAAATATACGAAAAAATTTGGAAATCTCGGCTTTTTTTCGTATATTTACTATGTAAATAATTAATAACAATAAAAATTAAAACTATGAATATTAAACAAATTAAAAAAGAAATCGTTAACAAATTAAAAAACAACCCTGGTATAACTTGGGAAAGTGATGATTTAACTTTCTACGCTAAAAAAGAGCTTTACTTAATGTATTTCTTTGGTAACCTTGATTTATCAAAGAAATTAGGAACCTTAAAAGGTAAAGTAAAAAAACAAATTATAAACAACATACATAATAATGTTGTTGGAGACTTAGAAATGCTTTATAATATGTGTGTTAGACATGAGCATCCTAATGGTAGAGATATTGACTGGTTAGAATCAGAAGGTCTTATAGTAAAATAATTAAAAAATAATTACGATTTTGCTTGGATATATCAAAAAAATTTCGTATATTAGTAGTATAATAATTAAATAAATAAAACTTAAAATTATGACAAAAGCACAAAAAAGAAAACAATTCAAAAGAGACCTTAGTATGTTAATGGCTAAATATGCAATAGTATCTCAAGCCGAGAACTTACAACGATTTTACAGACTAAGTCAAAATCCAATCAACATTGGTAATAATTTTCACAAACAATTTGTTACAGAACTTCGTTTAGATACATCACAAGATTGGATAGATATCAAAGAGGATATGGATATGTTAGTAAAAACAATTGTATAACATTAAAACTTAAAATTATGACAAAAACAGAAAGAAAAGAAACATTAGAGATAATAAACAGAAAAAGAGAAAAACCAACATATGAAAGCGTGTTAGAGTTTCATTATTCAGATGACCCAAGTGTGGATAGAGATTATATGGTTTACTCTGGATGTAAAGATGAGATGAAGATGTTGTCCTTCCGAATAGAAAGACACTTAAGGGAAGGATTTACAAAAGAGGAATTACAACCTCTTTACAATCTTTATGAAGATTATGCTGATTTACGAAACACTGTATAATTAAAAAATTAAAACAATAAAATATAAATTATGACATATTTAAAAATTTGTAAACAAACAAAACCCGAGAAGTATTATTCAGAACATGGTTTTATGGCTATCGAAGAAGCAGAAAAAAACTTGGATTACGAAAGAACCCAAT